GGAAAAAGAAGCAAATAACGGAAACGCATATGGTGGGTAATATATTTGGAGGTATACTAGGCAAAGTAGTTGAAAACGCTGAAGGTATACTAGATAAAGTAATAACTACAGATAAAGAAAGAGACGCTGCAAAACTAGCTATTAAAAAGCTAATGCTTGAAGCAGAGAAAGAAGCTTTTGCAAAAGAAGTTGAAGATCGCAAATCTGCACGTGATCTTTATAAAGACGATGCTATTATTCAAAAAGTTTTAGCAACTTTATTTACTATAGCTTACTTTGGCATTACATTTGTAATGTTTAACTATTTTGTTACAAAGTCTATAGATTTAGGTGAGTTTGAGATTAGCTTTATATCAAGTATATTTGGTGCTATGAGCGCTAAAGTAAATACAATAATAGACTTCTTCTTCGGCGGAAGTTCAAAGAAAAACGAACAAATAAAAGAAAAATAAAATGGCACAATTTTTAACAGTAGACGTAATTCCAGATTGTATAAACGGAGACGTATCTGACAACAATGGAACAGCAGACATAGGCGCTGGAGACGTTATATTTGACTGGACGGCAATAGATGTTCCTGTAGGATCAGGTATGATACAAAGTATATCAGCAATTGTTAATGCTGAAAGCGCGGTTTATGGGTCTGGATCTTTAACAGACTATGAACTCTTATTCGCTAGATCTCTTAGAAACATTGCTCCACCAAGCCTTGGAACTATAGGGGCTTCAGCTGATGGCGTAGGTTGGCAAGAGCATTTAGTAGGAGCGGCTCAAATCGAAAGCACGGCTGGGGTTGGAACTTTACAGCACACAGATTTTCATATAGTATATAACGCTGCTACAACTGGAAACGGTGGTAATGGCGGTAGAGGTTCTACTTTACCTTTAGTGTATCAACTAGATCATACAGTTAATACTACTAGAGGATTTGACAAGCTATATGTTGCAGCAATACAAGGTCAAGCAAGAAACTATGGAACAGGTGTTAAAGCAGACGGAGCTGTAACCGCTTCTACAGCTCAATCTACAACTGTAACTGTAAAAACTGTAGACGCTAGAAAAATATTTAGCGTTGGAGATACTGTTTACGTGGACAATCTAGATACTCCAATACCAGGGACATTAACTAAAGTTGAAGCTACTACTTTAACTTTTTCAGTAGCCAACACAACTGTAGACATAGCAGGTAATGATAAGCTACTAACAGCGAATCCTATTAGAATAAAACTAGGGATTCAAATTTAAAACAACAATTAACTTAAATTAAATTAAATTATGGCAAAAGTAAAAACTCCTAAAAAGGAAAAAATCGTAGACCTTAAACCTAAGGCAGAAAAAATTACAGACGAACAATTAAAAAAAGTTCAAAGTATTGTTAATACGTTAAATAGAGCTCAATTAGAGTTAGGTATGATGGAAACTAAAAAGCATAGTTTGCTTCATACAATCGTAACAATACAAGATCAATTAACTTTAATGCAATCAGAGTTTGAAAAAGAATACGGCACTAACGATATTAATATTCAAACTGGTGAAATAAATTACGAAGATGGCGAAACTAATAAGGAAGATTAGTATAGGCAAAGATTACAAAAATGAAGCTATGCACTATGCTGTTGGACAAGAAGTTTATGGCGGTCATACTATTTGTGATATAATAGAGGAAAAAGAAAAGTACTCTGTTTATATTAAAAAAAACAAAGATGTATTACCTTGGAAAGACTTTAATAAAAACATGGCTGTTTCAGTCGAATACAATTTAGAGTATTAGTGAAAGCAACACACGGTTTTGTAATAGAGCCTATAGGTGCAAGATATAATAACACGAAAAAAGTTGGCGATTCAGAGTTAATATTAAACACTGAAATATTTAATCACGAGTTTGTTAATAGACAAGCCGTGGTTAAAGCTACGCCTACAGCTTTTGAAACAAAAATAAAAGTTGGTGATGTTGTTATTGTACATCATAACGTGTTTAGAAGATGGCACGATATGAAAGGCAAAGAAAAGAACAGTAAAGCTTTTTTTGATGAAGACACTTATATAGTTAGTGAAGATCAAATATTTTTATATAAAACTCTTACTAACTGGTCAAGATTTAAAGAGGCTCGCTGGAAAGCTTGCAATGGATATTGTTTTGTTCAACCAATAAAACAAAGAAATAGTTTAGCTGAAGAAAAAGAAGAGCAGTGTATAGGCATTGTTAAGTATACAGATGGCGTAAATGAAGTCGGTGAGCTAGTTGGCTTTACTCCTTTTTCAACTTATGAGTTTGTTATTGATAATACTAAGCTGTATCGTGTTTTAAATAAATTTATTACAATTAAATATGAGTATCAAGGAAACGAAGAAGCGTATAATCCTAGCTGGGCGCAAAGCAGTTGATGAGTTAATCAAAGTTGCGCAAGAGCAGATTATTACAAACACTGAAGATGATGTTTCTGCTGATAGACTTAAAAACGCGGCGGCAACTAAAAAGTTAGCTATATTTGATGCTTTTGAAATACTTAACCGTATACAAGAAGAAGAGAATATATTAGAAGGTAAAGAGCCTGAAGATAAAAAAGAAAGAGTATTTAAAGGCTTTGCTGAAGGAAGATCTAAGTAATGTACGAGCAAACATTATATAAAATTGTTGAACCTATTAAGAAGACTACATTGAGTCGACTTAATAAAACTAAAAAATGGGAATATGGATATAATAAAGAACATGATATTGTCGTCATTAGCAAAACTGGAAAAATTGGACAAGTGGTGGAGATTCAAAATCTGCGAATTGGGTTGCCACTTGAACCGAAATCAGTGCACGTGCCAGCCAAAAACAAATGGCAAAAAATAAATTATCCAAAAGAATTAGATAAATTAAAAAACATATTTGATTGGAGAGCATATCCTGAAGGAGCAAAAGATCAGTGGTATGATTATATAGACGAAGAGTTTAAACGTCGCGACGAAGGCTTTTGGTTTATAAACAATGATAAGCCTACGTATATAACAGGTAGTCATTACATGTATCTTCAATGGAGCAAAATAGACGTTGGAGCTCCTGACTTTAGAGAAGCTAATAGGTTGTTTTTTATATTTTGGGAAGCTTGTAAAGCTGACAAGCGCTGCTATGGTATGTGTTATTTAAAAAACAGACGTAGCGGCTTTTCTTTTATGAGCTCGGCTGAAACCGTTAACTTAGCTACTATATCAAGTGACTCTAGATATGGAATACTATCTAAAAGTGGTGGTGATGCTAAAAAAATGTTTACCGATAAAGTTGTACCAATATCTGTCAACTATCCGTTTTTCTTTAAACCGATACAAGACGGTATGGACAGACCTAAAAGTGAACTTGCTTATCGCGTACCTGCAAGTAAGTTTACGCGTAGAAAAATTACGGCAAACGAAAAGCAGGAAGAGCTGGTTGGACTTGACACTACTATTGATTGGAAAAACACAGGTGATAACAGCTATGACGGTGAAAAGCTTAGCTTGTTAGTTCACGATGAAAGTGGTAAGTGGGAAAGACCTGATAATATTCTAAACAACTGGCGAGTAACTAAAACTTGTTTAAGGCTAGGTGCTCGTATAGTTGGTAAATGTATGATGGGGTCAACGAGTAATGCTCTTGACAAAGGTGGTGATAATTTTAAAAAGCTGTACAATGATTCAGATGTTACAAGCCGAAACCGTAATGGACAAACAAAGTCTGGTTTATATTCTTTGTTTATCCCAATGGAATGGAACTATGAAGGATTTATTGACCAATACGGACAACCTGTATTTAATAACCCAGATTATGATGTTTACGGACCCGACGGTGAATTAATTGATGTAGGTATAATTAACCACTGGAACAATGAAGCTGACGGTTTAAAAGGAGATCAAGATGGTTTAAATGAATTTTATCGTCAATTTCCTAGAACTGAAGAGCACGCTTTTAGAGATGAAGCAAAAAATAGTATATTTAATTTAGTTAAGATATACGAACAGATAGATTACAACGAAGGCATTGGCAATGATAATGCTATAACTACTGGTAGCTTTCAATGGTTAAATGGAGTTAAAGACAGTAGCGTAATATTTTATCCTAACCCACAGGGTAGGTTTAAAGTAAGCTGGGTGCCGCCAAGTAGTCTGCAAAACAAAATAATAACAAAAAATGGAATTAAATATCCTGGTAACGAACATGTTGGTGCTTTTGGTTGTGACAGTTACGACATTAGTGGTACTGTTGGTGGCAAAGGTTCTAAAGGCTCGTTACATGGATTAACAAAGTTTTCAATGGAAGACGCGCCACCAAACCATATGTTTTTAGAATATATAGCTAGACCACAAACTGCAGAAATATTTTTTGAAGACGTGCTAATGTCTTTAGTGTTTTATGGCATGCCGCTACTTGCAGAAAACAATAAACCAAGATTACTTTACTATTTAAAGCGTAGAGGCTATAGAGGTTTTAGTATGAACAGACCTGATAAAGTTTGGAATAAATTATCTGTTGCTGAAAAAGAAATAGGTGGTATACCAAACTCTAGTGAAGATATTAAACAAGCTCATGCTGCTGCAATTGAAATGTATATACAAGAGCATGTTGGCTATAAAGGTGACGGCGTATATGGAAACATATATTTTAATGAAACATTAAATGATTGGGGTAGATTTGATATAAATAAAAGAACTAAGTTTGATGCAACTATAAGTTCAGGTTTAGCTATAATGGCTTGCAACAGACACCTTTATACACCAGTGGCTAATAGGCAAAAACCAAAACTAAATATAAAAATGTCAACATACGATAATAAAGGATATACATCTACAATAATAAAATAAAATATGGCAGAGTCTGTTATAAAAAGTTATTTTCCAAGTCAAGTAGTTAGTGATGCTGAAAAGCTTAGCTATGACTACGGTTTAAAAGTTGCTAAAGCAATAGAAACAGAGTGGTTTTTTGATGATAGAAGACACACTAGATACGAAGCTAATTTCAATGATTTTCATAAATTAAGGCTTTACGCTAGAGGTGAGCAGTCAGTTCAAAAATATAAAGATGAGTTATCAATAAATGGTGACTTAAGCTACTTAAACTTAGACTGGACACCTGTGCCAATTATACCGAAGTTTGTAGATATAGTTGTTAATGGTATAGCTGAAAGAGCTTATGATATAAAAGCGTATTCACAAGATCCTTATGGTGTAGCTAAAAGAACACAGTACATGGAAAGTGTACTTGGTGATATGGCTACTAAAGAAATGAATGACTTTGCTGCTCAAGAATTTGGTATTAATCTTTACCAAAATGATCCTGAAAAACTTCCTGAAACTCAAGAAGAGCTAGAGCTGCACATGCAATTAACATACAAGCAAGCTGTTGAAATAGCAGAAGAACAAGCTATCAATGTATTGCTTGAAGGTAATAATTATGATTTAATTAAAAAACGTTTATATCACGATATAACTGTTTTAGGTATTGCTGCTGTAAAAACAAATTTCACTACATCTGAAGGTGTTGTAATAGACTATGTAGATCCAGCAGATTTAGTGTATTCTTACACTGAGTCGCCGTACTTTGATGATATATACTATGTAGGTGAAGTTAAGACAATACCTATAAACGAGCTTGTTAAACAATTTCCACATTTAACACAAAGCGACTTAGAAGAAATACAACAAACAGGCTACACGCAAAGATCAAACTACAATAACAGTGGGCCTAGATACGAAGATACAGATAAAAACAAAGTTCAGATTTTATATTTCAATTATAAAACGTATATGAACGAAGTTTATAAAGTTAAAGAAACTGGCAGCGGAGCTATGAAGGCTATACAAAAAGATGATAGCTTTGATCCGCCGGAAGATGCTCAAGGTAACTTTTCAAAACTTGAAAGATCTATAGAAACATTATATGAAGGCGCTTTGATTTTAGGTACTAGCAAATTGCTTAAATGGGAGATGTCTGAGAATATGATGAGGCCTAAAAGTAATTTTACTAAAGTAAAAATGAACTATAGTATTGTAGCGCCTCATATGTATAAAGGTAAAATACAGTCGTTAGTAAAACGTATCACTGGCTTTGCTGATATGATACAGCTTACACACTTAAAGCTGCAACAGGTATTATCACGCATGGTTCCAGATGGCGTTTACTTAGATGCTGACGGTTTAGCTGAGGTTGACTTGGGCAATGGAACAAACTATAATCCGCAAGAAGCTTTAAACATGTTCTTCCAAACAGGTAGTGTTATTGGTAGATCGTTTACGCAAGAAGGTGATATGAATCCAGGCAAAGTGCCTATACAAGAAATAACTAGCGGTAGTGGTGGCAACAAAATACAGGCGTTAATAGGTAATTACAACTATTACTTACAGATGATACGTGATGTGACCGGGTTAAATGAAGCGCGTGATGGTAGTACGCCAGATGAAAGAGCGTTGGTAGGCGTGCAAAAAATAGCCGCAGCCAATAGTAATACTGCTACAAGACATATATTAAATTCTGGTTTATTTTTAACCGCTGAAGTTTGTGAGTGCTTGTCGCTTAGAATATCTGATATTATAGAATACTCACCAACTAAAGAAGCATTTATTCAATCCATAGGTGTTCATAATGTAGCTACACTACAAGAAATGTCAGAGCTACATTTATATGACTTTGGTATATTCTTAGAGCTAGCTCCTGATGAAGAACAAAAAGCTATACTTGAAAATAATATTCAAATGGCACTACAACAACAAGTCATTGAATTGGCTGATGCTATTGATATTAGAGAGATAAAAAATATTAAACTAGCAAATCAACTTCTTAAAATACGTAGAAAAAAGAAATTAGATAGAGATCAAGCTTTACAAGAGCGTAATATGCAAATGCAGGGACAGGTAAATCAGCAATCTGCAGAAGCCGCTGCTCAAGCTGAGGT